AAATTAATATCTTGGCCTGTTATAAGAGACGCTTCAATTTCTGCATTTAATGATGATTGAAAATCTAACAAATTGCCAGATATGTTTTCAACAGTTTTTAGACTTAATCCTAATTTTCTAGCTTGTATAGCAGAATTTGTTATACTATCTAAATTGTCTGCTCCAAATTTAGCTATAAGCTCAGCACTATCGGCGATGTCTTTCATAACCATTGATGGATTTACATTATTTTGAGCAGCTAATTGAAAAGTGCTTTCGGCCATACGTTCAGCCATAGCCGAACTCATATTACCAGCTGACATTAAAACTCCGAATAATTTAGCACCCTCAGCGGCAGATAAACCTAAGGCTTTTGAAGTGTCTAAAACTTTCAATGATAAATTAGATGCTTCCTCTAAACCTATTCCAAACTCATTTGATAATGTTGATGTTGCTGCTGTTAAATCTCCAATGTTATGACCAAGTGCTACAGCTTCTCTTCTTGAAGCTCTTAAATTTTCAACTACTCCACTACTTAAATCAGTTCCTAATACACCAAATTCTTTACCCAATGTATCTGTTACAGCAGCAAAAGCTTTTCCTATTTTAAATAAAACTTTAAATAAACCAACTGTTATCCCAATAGCAGCACCCAATGCGAGTCCACCTTTAACCATTCGACCTAAATTTTTACCGCCCACTTCAAATACTTTTCCAAAACCTTTCACTTCACCTGAGAGATATTTATTAAAATTTTCTCCTATTTTTTTGACATTTTCTTCACCAAGTCCCATAGCTGAAAGGAACATTCCTCCGCCTGGTATTTTTTTAACCGAACCGAGAATTTTATTGAATCCTGCCATAACTGCTTTTGCTTGTTGTTTTTGAACATCGGTTAGTTCTTTAGTTTTATCTACCCTATCTTGTTCAGCATTACCGATTGCTATAACTGTTTCTAACTCTCCAGCCCTATCTTCTAAATCAAAAAATGCTGATTTTAAATCTCTAAAGTTCTTCGTGCTTTTTTTACCTTCTTGACTATATTTTTTTTCAATATCAAGTTGTTTTTCTCTAATGGTTACTAATTCTTCTTGAGCTTTTTTAGTTATTTCAGCAAGTTTAGATGTTTTTTCCTTATATGATAAGTCGGATGATGTTGCTGCAGAAATATCTGTTAAAGTTTTAACTCTGTCTTTTAAGTTATCACTTATTTTTTCTTCTTTATCTAAATTTGCTATTAACACCTGCCCATATGCTTTGGTAATATCACTAGCATTTTCTAAAGCTTCATTTATCTTCTGTTGAAGTTCTAATTTTTCTCTACTATTTTCTTCCACTTATTATATCCTTAGTTGTATATGGTTTTATTTTAACTTTATCTTTAGAACCGATTTTTTTTAATTCAGCATTCAACATTTTTTCTATGTCAGAAACATCTTTATTTAATTTATTTAAACCTTTTTGTATTTTTGTATTTTTCTTTAGAGCTGGATTTAAATAAAATATCTTATATATTTTATCCATAGCATATGAAAGGATTCCTTCAGATAATATGTTTTCTTTATCCATATATGATTTTTTCTTTGACACATTACTCTCCTAATTAGATAGTTGTATTCATATATAAATATCAAATATGTGAAAAATTATCTTTTAAATCTTGGATTGATTGCAGGTTTTGATATTTTTGATTTATTTCTTTGTTGAGCTTTTTTTATTTCCTCGTTTTCTTTTTTACGAGTATCAACTAATAAATTATAATAAAAATTTCTTAAATACACGGGCATATTATACACATCAGAATGTATGAATCCATGCCCGTGATGCATTAAACTAAATATTTGTTCGTGAATTGTTTTCCTATCTTTAGGACGAAGGCCAAAAAAACTCGGTGGTCAAAGGTATATTAACCTCGACCACATCACCTCCAATTTCTACTTCTTGCTTCAATTCAATGTCAGGAGATATTGCATTTATTTTTTGTCTTAAAACTAATGAATCTCTAGCTAACATATTGATAACAAAATTACTAATTGTTGATTGATTAGTATCACCATCAACTGATAAAATAACATGTCTTAATCGAGTAGTTAATTCAGGACTAACATCTGAACCCGTTTTACTAGACGCTTTTAATTCCTCATCTATTAACTTCTCTTCTCTCCCAGTTAATAGTTTAAATTCAATTGTTTTCTTAGAAATAGGCAAATCAAGACTAAACGAATTTCCATTTATATCTGTTGGTAATTTTTTAAATGGACAATCAGCTAAGTTAAATGTATGATTCATCATCTCACCATTGTTTGGATTTGTTATATCACAAGTGTATTCAGGACCATAAGCTAAAACTCTAGCAGCCACCATTACGGCATTTTTATCACCTAATACCAAATCATCTATTTTTACATTTTCTGTGACAATTAAAGAATCTAATAATTTTTCTACAGCTAAACCTTTTTTTATTAAATTAGCTGATGTAAGAATATCTTCTTCTTTAGCAGTCATATATTTTACTTCCAATTTACCACTTGATAATGGTGAATCTTTTGGATATAACTTACCCTCACTTGGTAAATCTATAACCTCAGTTGGAAACTTTTTTTCTTCTGTCATTTTACACCTCCAGTGCTCGTCTAAACCATCCTAACCAAAACTTCTCTTGATTTGGTTTATTTATAACTATGTTTGCAAATCTTAAAACTCTGTATGCTCTTACTCTATCCAATGAAATTTTTTGGATAGCGTTTAAAGTATTTGGTCCCATACCACCATCTACTTTAATTTTATTTCTGTTTTTAGAATTAGCAGCTTCTTGTAAAACCTTAACAGCTCCACTTCTACCAAAATTAACACACATATCAAAATAAATATGTCTTAATTGTGGGGGAAGTTCATCACACCTACCTCGTCTCCAATAATCTGTATGATATATTTTTTTAGCTTGTTCTTTGGTAAGATTTTTAATGTCCACATCAGGATACCATCTTTTAGCGATTCCATATTTGGTTTCACCACCAGCATCATCTGGATCATTTACATAACCACCTTCATGTTCTAAAACCACTTCTATTATTTCATCGAATGTTGTTTTCATTTTTAATCTCCATATATAAATATATATAAAATAAAAAAACCCTCAATTTTTTATCAAGGGTTTTTCAATTTATGTTTTAGTGTAACTTATTAGAATTTAAGAATTGCGTAATCATATCTTAATGTTAATGATATTTCAACAGGATCACTTGATGCAAAATCCAAATCACCAAAATTAGCTGATTGAATGTAAGCGCCTTTTAATTCCCACTCTTCTATAGTGGCCCCAACTGGGTCTAATACATTAAATACTATATTTTTCTTATAAAAATCAGCATATCCATCTCTACCTGTTACTGATTCGTGGTGTAATCTTATCCACTCAATCACTTGTTGAGAAGCTGATGGAACAACTGGGTCATACAAGGTAATTTCTAAAGGTTGCCATCTTGACTTACCTTTAACATATCTTGTAGTATTCATATGTTCTAAAATCACTTCATCTGATTCAATTGATGGGCGATTCATAGTTTTAATTAAATATGCATTGATACCATCAATTTGCATTATAAATCTATTTTTGAGCTTTGGCTCAAAGGGGGTAAACATTATATCTTGTGGTGTTAATACATCTGGCATTTGTTTTCTCCTGTTAATACCTTTACTTACATATATAAATATAAAAAAATGTAAAAAAAAGAGAGCTTATTTACATAAACTCTCTTAATTTATCTATTCTGGAAAAGAAGCACCTGTAGGTTGTATTGTAAAATCTAATACCACAAACTCTGCAGTTCTTGTTGGTTGTAAGAATAATTGTCCAACTAATTGATTTCTATCAACAACATCAGGAGTATTATTAGTATCATCCATCACTACTCTAAACGCACTCAATCCACTTTGTGATTGAACATTTTCTAAGAATGGATTAACAATTCCTAAGAATCTTTGTCTTGTAGCTTGTGTGTTTTGTTCAAACACTAAGAATCTTGAAGAACTTGCAATAAACTTCTTAACATTAATTAATAATCTTCTAACATTAATTCTATCAAGCGCTGATGCTTTCTTTTGTAATGTTTTTTGTCCAAACACAGTCACACCTTGTCCAGGAAATGTTGCGATTGGATTGATGTTAGCATCATATAAATTGTCACGACTTTCGTTAGTTAATTTTCGCTCTGCAAATAAAGCAACATCAATAGTTCCCCTATTCAATCCAGCAGGCGCGAACCACGGGTGTGCTACTCTATCATTGAATGCGTAAACACCTGCAACCATAACAGATGGTGGCACCCAGCGAGAAGTTCCAACTTTTGTGTCTGGCACTTTAATCCACGGCCAATACATAGCTGCAAAGTTTGAATTTCTTGTTTTTGCTTGGTCGATTGCTAATGGAACAGTTGAATTGTAAGGAACTGGGTCGATTACTGCGAAACAATCACCCCTATCTTCACAAACATCAATTACCTTAGAAGCGATACCACTATGTAATGAAGCAATAATACCTGGTACGAAAATTAAATTAACATCATATTCATCTTGGTTTGAAATTAAGTCAAGTGCTTGTGTGTATTGATTAAATCCATTTGCTCCACCATCATCACTTGGGTCTAAACCTTGTGAATTATTTTCTGATATGTTTTCATATGTAAAGTTACCTTTACCATCAGCCGCAACAGTTCCATCACTACCACCACTAAATACTCCTTGAGAACCACTAAAAGCACCTCTTGAACTACTAAAATGTGGTAATGAAGCTGATAATGTGTTGTCTCTAACATCTCCATTTTCATCTAAGTAATCAATAGTATTTTGTTTAACCTCTACAAATATGTTTCGAGATTTGTTTGAAAAATCACCATTTAATTGTAAGAAAGGTTTACCATTTTCATCAGTTTTAACTTCATTAAATTGGTCACCTATTGCTTTTGCAACATAATTAGGACTATTAGGGTCTAAATTAATATTCGTAAATGTTTCAATAATTTGTTTTTGTTTACGAGTATCATTTCCCTTTCTTATTGCAAGAGTGAATGTACCTTTCTTTTTATTTCCAGTTGATATTTCATATCTAAAATTATCATCGGAGCCAGATTCTAAAAGTGAATCTGTTCCCACAGGACCAATTGTGTTTAAATTTTCACCCTCACTCCTTGTTTTAACAGTAAATGGAATTGGAGTTGTTGGAGAAGCTTGCATATTCGCTTGTCCAGTATCTGTTCCACCCGATGAGCCTGTTGGTGATGTTAAATTTGAAAGAGCAGTTGGATTCATACCTTTTAAAGTAAAGTGTTTACCGTGTGCTTGAGAACCATGTTGTAATGGAGTACATTGAGCGGATTCAGATATAACACCACTGGTATTACCAAACACTCCCAAATTACCATTGATTGAAGCAGAAATTCCAACGAGATTTGCACCAGCAGTTGAAGCACTAATTGGTAAATTATGAAGTGATGAACTTATATTAATAGCATCTCTTAAATTATTAGCATTAGCTATTCTACTAGCTCCAACAGTACCAGCTGAGGCTGAATCAACATAAATCACCGTTGCTGTATCATTAGTAACTCCATCTATTGTAGTCCCACCAGTTGTTCCAGGCTTTTGACCAGATGCCGTGAATACAAATTTAACTTCAGAACCACCTAATGGTGTAATGGAAGCAGATGTCGCATCAAGAGTTGCCCCCATTATTTTTGATTCTAACTCTACAACTGTAAAACTACTTGTGCATGGTGTACCACCACCAGCAACAGCTGGATCGACTGAAGCAGATATATCGGCCGTAGCCCTTGTGAAATTACCTGCGAGTATTCTTACGACAGTCAATGTATCATTGTTTTGTAAATATTGTTCTGCAGTATGTGAAGTTAAAAACTGATATGCACTTGATGTACCAACAGAACTTCCACTAACAAAAACATCACCAAATATTTGTTGATATTCTGAAAATGATGATACAACTGTTGGAATTAACACAGGCCCTTTCACAGTTGGCCCTATTATACAAGCACCAATATCAGCGACTGCTGATGGTAAAAAAGTTTGGTCTATTTCATTTGTAAATACACCGGGTGATATTATTTTTTCTGCCATTTAAATTCTCCAATTTATCTATTATTCAGGAAATGATGCTCCTGTTGGTTGTATTGTAAAGTCAAGAACTATAAATTCAGCAGTTCTTGTTGGTTGTAAAAACAACTGCCCTACTAATAGATTTCTATCAATCGTATCAGCTGTGTTGTTAGTTTCATCCATCACTACTCTGAATGCATTTAGTCCACTTTGTGATTGCACTTGTTCTAAAAATGGGTTGACAATTCCCAAAAACCTATTTCTTGTCTGAACAGTATTTTGTTCAAATACAAGGAATCTTGAAGAACTTGCAATAAACTTCTTAACTCTAATTAGTAATCTTCTTACATTGATTCTATCCAATGCTGATGATTTTTTCTGTAATGTTTTTTGTCCAAATACCGTTACACCTTGTCCAGGGAATGTAGCAATTGGATTAACATTTGAATCATACAATGTATCTCTATCAGCTTGAGTTAATTTTCTCTCAGCTTGAATTGCTGTATCAATACCACCACGATTCAAACCAGCTGGAGCGAACCACGGGTGAGCAACTTTATCGTTAAAAGCGTATATACCACCTAATACTACTGAAGGTGGCACCCATCTTTGAGTTCCAGC